TGCTCGTCGCACGCGGCCTGACGCCGACGCAGGTCAGAGCCTACCGCGTCGCCGACAACCGGACGGGCCAGGAGGCGACCTGGAATAAGGACCTGCTGACCGCCGAGATCGCGGCGCTGCTCGAGGTCGACTTCGATGTGCTGCTGACCGGCCTCGACAGCGCCGAGCTCGAGCGCCTGAGCGCCGACTGGGCCGACCCCAGGGCGGACGATGCGCTGCCGGCGAAGGCGCCGGCGCGCACGAAGCTGGGCGATCTCTACGCCTTGGGCAAGCACCGAATCCTCTGCGGCGACGCGACCGACGGCGCCGACGTGGCGCGTCTGCTCGACGGCCGGGGGGTTGACTGCGTGTGGACCGACCCCCCCTACGGCATCGACTACAAGGGCTCACCGAACCATGCGCCGATTGCCGGTGATGAGAAGGAGCGCGACGAGCTGGTGCGCACCCTGCTTGAGCCCGCCTTCCGGCATGCCGCCGAGCACGCGGCGCTGAATGCGGCCTTCTACATCTGGCATGCCTCGACGACGTGGGAGGACTTCGCCTTCGCGCTGAAGGCGGCCGGCCTCGAGGAGCGCGGCAACATCGTCTGGGTGAATGAGCGGGCGACGCTCAGCAGGTCCGACTATCAATGGCGGCACGAGCTCTGCTTCTACGCCGCCCGCGCCGGCGAGAGCCCGACCTGGTACGGCGACCGCACGCAGTCGACGGTCTGGGAAGTCACCTCGGGACGCACGGACGGCATCGCCGCGGTGATTGGCGAGGGCCTGCTGCTCACTGACGGCAACGGCCAAGAGCTCTACGTGCGTGAGCGGCCGCCGAAGCGCAAGCTGCGCACGATCCGCCTCGCTGCCGGCGAGAGCGCCAGCCTGCACGCGGACGTCGCCGACTCGGACGTCTGGCGCGTCCGCCACGACGAAGCCAAGCCCGACCACCCGACGCAGAAGCCCGTGGCGCTGGTGACCAGGGCGCTCATGAACTCGACCGCCGCCGGCGACGCTGTCTACGATCCGTTCCTTGGCTCCGGCACGGCGCTGGTCGGCGCCGAGCGCCTTGGCCGGGTCTGCTACGGGATGGAGATCGACCCCACCTACTGCGACCTAGCGATCGCGCGCTGGGAGGCCGCGAGCGGAGCCCAGGCGGAGCCTGTGAGCTGAAGTGCCTCCGAGCGCCCCGATAGAAAACGACGAAGAGACGTGGGGCGACGTAGAGGACGCGCTCGCCTACGACCCTGATCCGCTCGCAGATGAGGAGTCCGTCTCGCAGGTCGAGATCACGGCGCGCACGCTCAAGTCGGACCTGAAGCACCGGACGCTGAACGCCATGAAGCGCCAGTTTCTCGCCGACCTGATGCCGAACGTGCCGGCGCCGGGGGAGTGCTGGCACGTCGTCTCCAACGGCCGCTTCGACTACTGGACGTGGATCCCCGTGATGCTCAGCTACATCGGCAGGGTCGACGAGTTCTACGGGTCCACCTGGGTCTTGAACCGCGGCAACGTGCTCGAGCTCTTCGAGCTGATCGACTCCGGCCTGATCGTCAAGACCAGCGTCCTCTCCGGCCTGTTCACCAAGCGTCGCGAGGGCGCCGTCTATGCGACCCTGCTCCAGGGCATGCGCCGGCGCGGGCAGCGATTCGTTTGCTCGGAGAATCACGCGAAGGTCACGCTGCTGGCGAACTTCGACGCCGGCACCTACCTGACGATTGAGGGCTCGGCGAACTACACCGCGAATCCCCGCATTGAGCAGAATGTGCTGGTTAACGACGAGGCAATCTACCGCTTCCACCGCGACTGGATGGAGGAGGTGCTCGAGCATGGCCGCGAGGGAGAAGCCGACCCCGAGAGCTGACAGTCGCCAGATGCAGGAACGCCTCGCCGAAGTGGCTGACCTGATCGTGGCCGGCCTCACGCAGCACGAGCTGCACAAGTACATCCGGGACAAGCGAGCGGAATGGGATCTCGAGCGCCGGCAGCGCAGTACGATCATCCAGCGCGCCCGCAAGGCTGTCGTCGACGCCGGCAAGACGCACTACCCCGAGGAGCTCGGCAAGGCGGTTAGGCGCCTGAACGTGCTCTACCGGCGCTCGTTTGCGATCAACGACTACAAGACCTGCGCCGCGATCGTGCGCCAGATGGCGGACCTGCTCGGTCTGGCGACGCAGACCTCGAAGTCGGGCGAGGACGCCTCCGACGTCAGGCGCTACCTCGACGGACTACGGACGGGCTCGTGATCCTCAGTCTGACCGATAAGCAACGCGAGGTCTGGGCCGCGATGGCGGGCAGCCGCATGACCGTTTGTGACGGCAGCGTGCGCTCGGGCAAGTCGGTCGCGGCGGACGTCGCCTGGCTAGACTTCATCCTCGACGGCCCAGAGGGCAACCTACTGATGGCCGGCAGGACCGAGCGCACCCTGAAGCGGAACATCGTTGACCCGCTGATTGAGATCCTCGGCAGCAAGCGCTGCCGCTACGTGGGTGGCTCCGGGGAGCTGTTCATCTGCGGCCGCCGCGTGTACCTGGTCGGCGCCAACGACGAACGCGCCGAGGAGAAGATTCGCGGCCTGACGCTGATCGGCGCCTACGTCGACGAGCTTAGCACGGTGCCGGAATCCTTCTTCACGATGCTGTTGTCCCGGCTGTCGCTGGATGGCGCGCGCCTGCTGGCGACCACGAACCCGGACAACCCGCTGCACTGGCTAAACGTGAAGTACCTGCAGCGCGCCGAGGAGCTGTCCCTGGCGCGCTTCCAGTTCCGTCTCCCCGACAACCCCTACCTGCCGACGTCGTTCGTCGAGAACCTGCGCCGCGAGATCACGGGGCTCTGGGCACGGCGCATGATTGACGGCGAATGGTGCGTCTCCGAGGGCGCAGTCTATGAGATGTGGGACCCGGTGCGGCACATGGTCGAGCCCGACGAGCTACCGCCGGTGTCGCGCTTGCTGGCGGTGGGCGTCGACTACGGCACCACGGCGCCGACCGCCGGCTTGCTCATCGGTATCAGCGCTGAGGAGCGTCCGCGGCTCGTGGTCGTCGACGAATGGGCGCCGCCCTCGCTCACCGACGCCGGCCTCTCCGTCGACTACCGCAAGTGGATTGCGCCGCGCCAGCCAGAGCGCGTCATCATCGACCCCAGCGCGGCGTCCTTCCACAAGCAGCTCTGGGCCGACGGCGTGCCCGGCGTCGTGCTCGCCGACAACGCGGTCATCGACGGCATCCGCACCGTCGCCTCGCTGCTGGCCGTGGACCGGCTCGTCATCTCGTCGGCGTGCACGCACCTGCTCACGGAGCTGCCGTCCTATGCTTGGGACGCCAAGGCGACCGCCAAGGGCCAAGATGCGCCGGTCAAGCAGAACGACCACTTCTGCGACTCGCTCAGGTACGGCGTCGTGACCACGCAGAGCCGCTGGCGGCACGAGGTGCCGCTGACAATGCCCATCGAGATCGAGGAGGCCGCATGAGCCTGCCCCAAGGCGGTCCCTGGCCGCCACCCCCCCACGGCGTAGCACTTGCCCAGCAATCGCTCTGGTCGGCCTGGCTGGTCGGCGATCCCGAAGGCCTCGCGACTGCGTACTACGACGCCGAGGTCGCCGCTGGCGGCGTGAACCCCTTCGGCGAGCGCCTCTCGCAGTACGCCGGCGGCGTGGTTAACCGCGTGGCGCGCTTCTTTTGGAGCAGGCCATCCGTCAGTGGGCAGCGCAAAGCCCGGCTGCACGTGCCGCTCGCCGCCGATATCTCCACCGCTTCGAGCGACCTGCTGTTTTCCGAGCCGCCGCAGTTCACAGTCGAGGAGGACGGCAACGAAGCTGCGGCGCAGCGCATTGACGAAGTGCTCAACGCCGGCGACTTCCACGCATCCCTACTCGAGTCCGCCGAGATCGTGGCGGGGCTGGGCGGCGGCTGGCTGCGCTTGCTCTGGGACACAGCCCTCGTCGATCACGTGATCGTCGACGCGGTGCCCGCCGACGCCGCCTACGCTGAGTGGCGCCTGGGCGTCACGCAGCCGACCGCCGTGACCTTCTTCAGCGAGTACCCTGGCAACGGCAAATCGGAGGTGGTCCGGCATCTAGAGCGCCACGAACCCGGCGCTATCTATCACGGCCTCTACAGCGGCGACGCCAAGCGGCTGGGCCACCCCATGGCGCTGACCGATCACGAATGCACCGGGCCCTACGCCGACCTCGTGAACGCCGAGGGCGCTATCCTCACCGGCGTCAAGGCAATCACCGCCGCCTACGTGGCGAACATGCGCCCGCAGCGCAGGTGGCGCAAGGTGCCCGAGCTGAGCCGCCTGGGGCGCAGCGACTATGACGGCTGCGAGTCGATGATGGACGCGCTCGATGAGACCTACACCTCGTGGATGCGTGACGTGCGGCTGGCCAAGGCGCGGCTACTCGTGCCGGAGGACATGCTGCAGAACCTCGGCAAGGGGCAGGGCGCGACCTTCGATGTTGACCAGGAAATCTTCGTCGGCCTGAACATCATGCAGGCGAAGGAGACGCCGCAGGCCATCTCGGCGCAGCAGTTCGCGATCCGGGTCGCCGAGCACCAGCAGACGGCGGACGCGCTCGTTGACCAGATTCTCGACGCCGCCGGCTACAGTCCCAGCACCTTCGGGCGCGGCAACGAGGGCGTGACAACGGCGACTGAGGTTGTCTCCCGTGAGCGCAAGAGTGCCCGCACGAGGGACAAGAAGACCCGCTACTGGAGCCAAGCGCTGGAGCCGCTGCTCACCACGTGGCTGGAACTGGACGCCCTCATCTTCAGGACCGGCGCCAAGGGCACGGTCGAGGTCGAGTGGGCGGACGTGTCGCAGCCCGATCCCGAGGTGCTGGCGCGCACCGCCGAGACGCTCAACCGGGCGGTAGCCGTGTCTGTGGCGACCAAGGTGAAGATGATCCACCCGGACTGGGACGAAGCCGCCATCGAGGAAGAGGTGGCGCTCGTGCGAGCAGAAGCCGGCACGGCCGTCCCGGACATCGGGGCGCCGCCACCGTTCGGCGGCAATGGACAAGGACAACCCGACAACGTGACAGCGGAGGTAGGCAATGGGTTTCCCGAGTAAAGGCACGTCGAAAGACAAGAGGTTGAAGGTCAACAAGCCGGCGGTCGGCAAGAAGGCGCCGACGAAGAAACAGCCCTTCGGCGGCAAGAAGGCGCCGCCGTTCCCGAAGAAGTAGCGTGCCCGTCAGCCCCGCCCAAGCCGAGCACCTCGCCGCCGGCGTCGTCGCCCACTACCAGGACGCCGAGGCGGCGCTGGTGGCGCGCATCGCCCGGAATCTGTCACGCGGAATCGATGCGCCCGAGTGGGCGGCCACGAAGCTGGCGCAGATGCAGGAGTACGAGCGGCAGGCGCGGCGGCTGCTCGCCGACCTCGAGAAGAAGGCGGCGAGCGGCGTCGGCACTGCGATCACGAGTGCGTATGAGCAGGGTGGCATGAGTGCCGTGGCGGACATCGCCAAGCTAGGGGTGACATCGTTTGAAGACCGCATCGCCGCGCTCGACGTGTTCGTGCAGAACGGCGAATACTACGACCGATTCATAGCCGACGCGGTGAACGATGCCCGGTGGATGGCCAAGGACGGCAGGACGGCAGAGGCTGAACACTGGCTCACACAAGCAGAGGGTCGTGCGAAGAACTTTCTCGAAGGGACCAAACTCGCCCCTCCTGGCTGGTCTGCGAATGCTGCCGTTGCCGTCGTCGAACCCCTCGCCGGCCTGCGCGCCATCGAGGCACTGACGCAGGAGACGCTCGGCAACGTGCTGGCGACGCACACCGGCATCCTCAGATCGACCATGGACGCCTACCGTAGCGTCATCGCCGAGAGCTCTAGCGGCGTCCTGCTCGGCGACCAGACCCGGCGGCAGGCGGCGCAGGCGGCGCTCAACAGGTTCGCGCAGAAGGGCATCACGGGGTTCGTTGATTCAGCCGGGCGCGGCTGGTCGATGGAGTCCTACACGGAGATGGCGCTGCGCACCGGCTGCGGGCGCGCTGCCGTGCAGGGGCACGTCGACCGGCTGACGGCGAACGGG